GCTGCATCCCAACTTCCTTTTGCCACACGAAGTTTTTGACGATCGTGTGGTTTAAACTTTGCCTTATTAAATGTCATCGCATTAGGCGTATGAATTGCCATAGTTTTAATCCTCCAAAATTAAGAGTTAAGGTGGGCCAAAAAGACCCACCCAAACAAGTTATATGTTATTCAACAGCAGAACTAGGGGACTCATCGTCACCAGGAGCTGCCATTACAATGAACATCAATTCAAGAACACCGTCTTCAATAGCTGCGGTGTTACAATCCAACCAAATATGCCCATCAGCGGTTACTTCAACCGGAGCTGCATACGTAGGTGTCATTGCTGCCCAAGCAGTATTAGCACCAGATACATCAATAGCTGTATCTAGTTCAACACCATCCTGTGCAGTTCCAACATCAACGGTACCAGCTGAGGTAGATACTGTTAGCATACGAAAGAATGCCCCAAGAAAAAGCCAACCGTCTTTTGTACCGGCAAGTTTAAAATCATCACCGATAGCAGCCATGGGGTACTTTGCGAAATCTACTTTACTATAAATATAAAACAGTCCAGGTTTAGAATCTCCCATCTCTGTTTTATTGAATATACTCGTAATAGCCATTTTATATAATCTCCTTTAAATTAGTTAATATTTTTGATTTAGTGAGCAGCAGCGTAAGACGAAATAACGATCTTACCAAAATCTTTACTGTCAAATCTGGTTGCTTTCATACCAAAAATAGAACCAACAGCAATACCGTTCTCGTTTCCGAAGTCATCAGAGTCTTCATACCAGCTCATCAGATTGTCTTTTCCTACCCGTTTTTGAGACAGACTAGGATAAGCATTACCGATTGCAAAAACACCGGCTTGAGCTCCAAGGAACAGATTCCTACGTACATTGCTAACAGGAGAGAATACACGGGTAGACTCAAAAAGAATCATCCCATTATATACACCAAGAGAACCATCAAATATCGGATTCTTCAGGCCTCGTTTATTAGCATACATCTGAATATCAGGCCAAGAAACGTATGCACTATTTGCCACATCCAACCTAAGATCGGTCACACTGTAAGAGTGTAACACAACCACATAATACTCATCACCATTAACCATACATGGGCGAATCAACGGGGATAAAGTTTTAGCCTTTTCCTTTGCAAAGTCAAGATCAGCAAGCTGAATTTGATCATTACTGGAAAGACTATCTTCATCAGTTGCAATTGTTCCGGAATTTGTTACATCGCCAGAAACCACATAGTGGTCGGCATCCGGAGCTAATGCAGCTTGTCCAAAATTGTGTCCTGTATTACCACACAGATTACTGAACATAAACGTATCATATTTATCAGCATACCAATCAGCGAGATTGGTCTTTGCATCAACACGAAGATCGTGAATAGTACGTTGCTGAGACATACGTTTAAACGCGTGAGCGTTTCTAAGTTGATCGATAGTAAGGTTGTCTTGGTAGTAAGTCAACGCTTCCTCATTTCCGCGCATTCTTGCATCACCAATGACGCCGTCACCACCCATCTGCATTAACAGATCATATTTTATATTGTCGCCAGCCTGTTTTTCAAGATTGGTTATCCGTTGAAGTATTGCTTTCTTATCTTTACCAAGAAACTTATTAAACAGAGTTTGTTTAAGTGCATCCCTCATCGTAAGTGTAGACCAAATTTTGACAGTCTGAGCGTCGTTTGAACCAAATGCTGTAACCATTGTTTTTAATCTCCTCTAAGTTCTTCATTCTCCATGAGCTTTAACAATTTGGCTTCAGTTTTATCGTCAATGTCCATAATATCTGAGGTCTTTAATTCACCTATTTGATCGATCAAGCTAGCAGTAGACCCAGATTTATTATCACTGTTTGTAAGTGAACCTGGTTTATTTTTAGCTTTCTCAATTAAGTCCTCATTAAGTTTATCATTAACTTTTGTGTCGGATTTTTCTTTTAATGATTCCGCCACATTATCTAAAGCATTTCTAAAATCCCTTTTAGAATTAAAAGCTCTGGCAATGAATACTGGATTTATACCTGGGAAATCTTTCAGGAAGGCTTTCTCTTCAGGTGTCCCGTCCATAAGGTCGAGTCCTGCATCTATTTCTAACCCACCATTTTTATCTCCAAGGTTATTAGTTCTATCTTGCATTTCAATAACTCGATCGTTTAAAGCGTTGATCATAGTTTGTAATTTCTCATAAGCAGGCGTGTAACGTTCAGTATCTTTAGATATAACCTCGTTAACTGTGCGGTCATATTGTTCTTTTACTTTACGGTCCATTTCTGCAAGTTTAAGTTTCTCAAGGTCAACTTGAGTCTTCTCACCCATGTCATGGATGGCATCTTTAACCTCAGTAAGATCTACAAATGCACTTTCATCATCGCCAAATTCGATCTTCTTTATTGGTTCTTCCAATGGTTTTGGAGTTTCTTTCTTCTCTTCGTCAGGATTCTTTTTATTCAAAAGTGTTGCGACAGCACCTTTCAGTTCTACCAGTTCATCTTTAAATATACGCCTTTCTTGACGAGATTTAACTGTGTCATTCAGTCTACCCTGTGCTTCTTTCTCAAGGGTGGCAATTTGTTCTTCTAACTCTGTACGAGTCGGTTTGTCATCTTTGTTATCGACGACATTTTTTTTGTCGTTGTCATCTTTTATTTTAGTTTTCCCGTCTTCGTCCTCTTCCTCTTCGTCGGGAATCTCGACTTTTTCATTCAGGATTTTTTCAAAATAATCGTCATCATCTATACTTAAATCCGCGGAGTCGTTTATTTTCTCGATGACAGTTTTCTCTTGATCTGTTTCTTTTGGCATAATTCTATTGTCTCCTTAATAGGGCTATCTTCCCCGATGGGTTATTTATAAAAGGTGGATGCAGGTGAGTACCCAGCTCACCCACATCCGTGTTCGCTAGAATCGGGGGGAGGAACGACGCTAGCGAGGGTCTTACTTCTTCCGGTTAACCTTAACGCGCTTTGCGTCCTTACCAAACGTTCTCTCCCACCCATGTCTATATTTGTCTGAAATAACACGCATATCTTTTGAAAATAGATTCGTGCCTACTCTGCTACTTCCAGGATTTCTACTTTGCTTTGTTACTGGTTGACTCATTTTTCTTTTTCTCCCCGTTAATTCTTGCAGCTTCCGCAGCAATTTTAGCTACTTTTATATCTTTACCAGATTTAATAAATGTCTCCACAAGTTGCACAACCATCTTCTGACGTTCTAATTGTGTATCAGTCATCATCTCCAATAATTTCTGTGCAGATTCTTTATTTCCTTCTTTTACTTTTTGTATAAATTCCATTGTCTTAAGAGACAGATTTAACATATCTCTTTCTTTTGTATCATTGAGATTTGCTTGATCACCAGCAGATTTAAGATGGTCTTTCTCACGTTGATTCTCAATCTTCTGACCAGCTATCATAGCCTCAAGTTTTATCTTTCCCATCTCACGTTCATGCAACTGGTCTAACTTTTGTTTCTCTAGAGCAAACTGTTGTTCTGCTTGTTGACTCTGTGATTCTTGTTGATTATTAATATACTCAATCCACCCAATCTTCTCGGTAGATGGTAAATTTGTCTTTGATACAATTACTGTAGGATCTACGGGAAATCCATTTTGCTGCATTTCTGTGTATGTTGCAAGTTCCATCATACTTTGTGTCATAGATGCTTGTTCTGGTTCTCCATCTATATCATAATCTAGATTCCTAAAATCTCTAACATTACACACTTGTTCAGTAACAGAATCTTGTATTGTCCCTTGTCTATCGATCTTATATCTATCACCTTCACCAAGAATTAATTTAATCTGTGAAAGAGGCATATGTTGTGTAATAATACGTATTTGACGTTTAAACAATTCCCGCTTCATTCTATCATAAGCTTTAAAAACAGGCTTTAAAATTGTCATACCCTGTTGTTGTCTAAGTTGTACAACAATACCTGCCTCTTGACGTTTATCATTCTGCCCCATAAGATCCGGATTAATACCCGTAATCCTACGCATGATATCTGCATCCCATTGTGCCATAGTCATAACTGCTGACGGAAATGTAGGGACTGATCGTTCTTGAAAACGCTTCTGATTTATAGAACCATTTTGCATCCACGTAATTGAACCTGTCTCTTTTACTGATTGTTCCGCTTGTTCCTTATTAATAAATGCACCCATTTCAGCATAAAGCCCTGGTTGAACTTGTTGATTTATCATATTCAAAACCTGGGAAATACGTTTATTCATTTCACGTTGTGCATCTTTAATCAGTTCAACAACCCCAAAATGGCTTGCTCTTCTTTGACTAACGTCGTTGTACAGAAAACATGGTATAATATTAAAACCAGGAAAATCAATCGGACTACGTCCGTGAAATAATACTTCATCACCACTAAATTGGATCCACCAAACTTCTTTTGATGTTCTGGTTTCAAATACAAGTTCTACACCTGGGAATGCTGCAGCAAATTCTTTCTTATATACTGACCACTTCTTATCAATAACATTCCACTGTTGGGTTTCTATATCTTTTACCCAATATTTCTTTACATTTTTCCAATATTCCATATGAGCAACACGTACTTGACGTTTCTTACTGTCATAAAAATCTACATCAAGTTGGTCTTCGTAATCGCTAATATCATTAATATCTCCAGGCCAATCTTTATTTTCCGGAGATAAATTTTGTAATGTATCAAATAGAGGCCATGTGCCTGTATCAAATGCTTCTAGAACTTTACTTTCCATTTCTGGATATTTTACAATAAAATCTTCAATACTTAACCACTTATCCCATATGACGTAAGACGCGTCACTAAGATCCGTCTTTCTGGATGCTGGATCACGTCTTACTTCATGTATAGGTATGTTGGTTTCTGACACTTTTATTTGATCATAACGATTAGGATGTAAATCAAAATCGATTGCTGTCCATCCACGACCACAAATAACAGCACTCTCAAATGCTATATCTTCCTCGTCATGCCATGAGTTCTTTTCATATAACCAAAAAATTATATTATTAAGAATTTCACATTTAAACGCATCATCTTGGCTCACTGGAGTACAGACGTAGCGTTTACGTAGATCCTCATTAATTCCCATGATCAAATCTATGTGTGCTTTTGTAATATTAAATGTGAGATGTGGACGACGTTCTTCGTTAAGTTGTTCCTCTTCTTCTTTCGACCATTGGTTATTATCACGAAATTCAAATGATTCCTGTGCGTCTGTTTGCCAAGTACGATCTGCTGAAACTGCCTCATCAAAGATCTCTCGAACACTATCTAATAACTGTTTCTTTCCTAATTTCTCAAACATCACATCTCCTATGCACGTACTTTAACCTCTTCTAAAGTTGAATCTTCGGCTTCCATTTGGTTTTGAACTTCTTTTGGTTTAACTAAAGGACTAACTTTTTTACATTGATTACATTCTTTTCGATATTGGGTTTTTCCACCAACATTTTGTTGAACATAATGCCAGGTCTCTTCTTTGTCCCATGAATGGCACGAATCTGGTAACGTCACTTTTAGTTTGCCAACTTCAGGCATCTTCAATTTCTGTTCATCAATATCCCGAACTATCTCATCTTTCGGTTTCGGTGTTCCCTCTGTCTCAATCAACATAAAATATTGGAACGCAAACTTTAAAGACGGATTAATCTTCCCACGTATTTGATAAAATCCATTAGTTCTACCTGTACCAATTCTGTGATTGATGTGATTATAATCTAACTCATCAACTTCATAACGATCACCTGTATGCATCTTTACAAAATACTTCATATGTTTCTCCTTTATTTCTTCCCCAAGATATCTGCCTATACGCCCATCCAACTTGTATTGGATCGACCTTGTCGGCGTTTAAAATAACGTGAAACTATTTCGTTATCACTTTGAATCCCGCATCGTTCCGATGCTAATAACGCATAATTCATTGCATGTCTATAATGGTCTGGTTTCTTTCTTGTTGACCCTAGAGGTCTATAACGATATTCTTTTCCACCATACGCATCATCAACAAGAGATTTAGCTATGTTACACATTTGAAATACAAAATCTTCCATGGCGTTATTTCGTGAGGGTAATTCAAGTTTGCCTGGATTAATTACTAATTCATGTGTAGCATCACATACTTCTGTTCTGTTGACTTTAATCATTCCATCCCGTTCATCCCAATTCGCTGAGCCTGTTTTACGTTCAACATAATCACAAGCATAGATTGAAAAATTCTCTGCTGCTTGGAACTCTCGAACCTTATGAACCTCGGGTTTGTAATCAATAACACAAGATGTAACGTTGTATTTATAAGCTAATTCATGTAACTCATTAAAACTATCAACTGTACATATCCTGACAATTTTCATTAATTGTTGGGTCTTTCGTACTCCAATAATAACATGAAGTTTCTTTCCAACATCAATACCCATAAAACATGGGCCTTCGTGACGTAACTTCATTGGACTTTGACCACAACATCCCCAAACTAAATTTGGGGTTAATCTATTCTCAGCTGCAATATATGCACGTCCGAGTTTAGAATTCATGATTTCACTGAGATCACCATGAGGTGGATTATTGTATAAATCCAGAATATGACCTGGTTCAATATACATACTATTTAATTGACTTATCCACCAACCAACTAAATCTTTAGTTCTATCCGGATATAAGGCTCGCCATGTACCATGACGTGGATGAATCATCTTCCCACATTTCTTACATGCCCGATAAAAATCCCCACATCCATACTCGTTGATCACTTTCCTGGTACATTTGATCTACACCATAATCCGGAATAGTTGGTGTACCAAGATACATTAGATCTTTTATATGTGAATGCGACACCCGCTCTTCAGCAAGCGTCACCATTTCGTCAGCCATTTCATCTCGCTCATCAAAAACAATTCTATCAACCGGAATAGATTTCAATGAGGTACTTGATTTCTTTTCACCTCCTATGGCCTTGGTTGCTCTCGCACCACGCAAATACAAAAACCCATTCGAAACTTTCTTTATGTGCTGACTATCGGTTGATATAACGTGAGCACCAATTGCAGGGTTTGCGTCGATTAAAGGATCAAATCGTGATTTACTAAAATCTCCAACGTCATTTTGTGTTGGGAATAAGTATAGTGCTCCTGACGGATACGTTCCATGTATCATACCGTGAAGTGTCTTTAAGACCCACACTTCGGTAATTCCCATCTGAGCGCCCTTAATACAAACTTGTTTTCGTGCATTCTCTTCTAACAATCCCATTTGATATTCGTGGCCCTTAACTTGATAGACACCACCTCCTAATCGGATCTTGTTAGTGTGGAGCCAAATTAATGGATCCATTGCACCCATAACAGTAAGCTGTTCAGCCTCTGTCCATTTTGAAAAATCTTGTGCTTTCATCTCTTCCCCGTTCCAAAAATAACATCAATCTTTTTGTGGTTAATCCTCAAAAATCCTATCTAACCAACTAGGTTTGTCTTGATTAATAACCCCTGGGACAGGTGGATCTTCCTTTGCAAAAACTTGATCAACCTCATCATCAGTTTTCTTTTGTGCTACAGATCGCGTATCTCCTGCCTCTTCGAGATCTCTAATATAACGTTTTTTCTCTATATAATTTGAGGCGTATTTTTTTTTAGCCATTACAATTCTCCAACTATAATTCATTCGCTATGAATTTAATCTTACTCCATATTCTTCGTAAAAGATAACCAACACCACTAGATGTAGAACTTATATCATATTCCCACACTTCTTGAGCTGATGCTCCAGCACCACCACTTACTTGAATACCACGTTCAGCTCCAAGAGCCAACGCCGTATCAGATGATCCTACTTTACATCGAACTGGTCTATTATCTTTACCACCAGAAACATTACCATTTGCTACTATTCCTAATCCAACACCATCCCAAAACTCTATATACCAATCAGAATCAAGAGTCATCGTTATTGGATTTAAGTAACCAGCACCAACATTAACAGATCCCTCCGCATCTGCAAACGCTCCCCTCTATTGAGTCTTCTGCTGCCCGAGCTTCATCCACTAATTCTTGTACTGTAACTGTAGTTGTGGGAGATGTTATATAAATGACCTTATCGTAATAATTAACATTTATCGCCATCCCTAACTACCTCCACTATTACATTAGCCTGTGCTTCGGCTTGTTCTAATTTTTTACGTTCAAGATCATCAATCATGGAGCGATACTCGGTTATACGAGCACGCTCCTCTTTGATTGTCTCTTCAAAAATTAATATATTTTTCTCTATATCCTCTATGCCTTTCTTTAAAGCTCCTGTATTAAACATAACTCCCCCGCTAGTTTATAATAGTATCTTCAGTTCGCACAACAGGAATAGATTGATCTGTTCCAGATGTCGAACCATCAGAACTAAATGGTTTAATTTTCTTTACTGCACTCCTTGTGTTACGCACTTTTACCCTAAAATACATTGTTGAACCAGGATAAATCAAACCAACAGACTCAGTTGTATTTGCAGCATATCTATGCATAATTGCGTTGAATGCTTCATCATCAGCAGCAACTGTTGCAATAGGAACACAGTTTATCTCAACGTGATTTCCTGTTGGATCACCAGTAAAGGCAGGATAAAATGTA